GCCGGGTCCACCGGGCAGCACGGGCGCGGTCGGGCCGGTAGGTCCGGCCGGGCCTCCCGGCCCGCCGGGACCGCCGGGAACAGGTGCGGGTTTTGGCGCCGCGACGCTCGATTTCGGCGGGGACATCGAGGCCGCGCTCGGCGGCGCGCGCATCACCGCGACCGATGCGGGCATTACGGCCGCAAGCCGCATCGATGCCTTCGTCCAGGGCGGCGACACGACGCCCGACAACGACGTCGACGCGCATGCCATCGCGGCTGCGAGCCTGTCGCTGATCGCGACGCCGGCGGCAGGCGCGCTCACCATCGAGGCGCACCCGCGCTTCGCCATCCCCACGGGGCAATTCAAGCTGAGGTATCGATACCAATGAGCTGGTTCTTCAAACTCGCAGGCGCCACCGGCCCTGCGATCGAAACCGACGCGGGCTTCAAGGCGCGCGCGTCTCGCTCCGTCCCGCCGAAGTACTCGGGTGGACCTCCATAGGTGCGCGCAGCGGCGCGATGACGCTCGCGGCGGCAGGTGGCACGGTGTTCTCGTTCCGCAACATCGCTGCCAATCCGGTGCTCGTCCGCCGTGTCGGCGTCGGCTTTGTCTGCACGACGGGCTTTACGGCAGGGCAGGAACTGGCATTCGGTCTCAATGTCGCGCGCGCGTTCACTGCGTCGGACAGCGGCGGCACCGCGATTGCGCTCACCGGCAACAATGCAAAGCACCGGTCGAGCCTGGCGACGCTGACGAGCGTCGATTGCCGGATCGCGACGACGGCGCACTTCACGAACGGCACAAAGACAAGCGATGCCAACGATCTGGCGGTCGTCGGCGGGTTCGCACCCACGACAACCACGGGCGTCGTCGTCGCGCCGTCGCTCAACAACCTGCTCAGCCACGATGCGGGCGACTACCCGCTGGTGCTGGCGCAGAACGAGGGGTTCAACATCGTCAATCGCGTCGCGATGGGCGCGGGCGGCGTGGGGACCCTCTACGTCAACATCGAGCTGGCCGAGGCGGCGAGCTACTAACTTTCGAAAGACCCTGACCATGCTGAGACCCGAGCCGTACGCGGCGGGCGCGGATGCGCTCGACGCGGCGAAGACCTATTTGCGTGTCGACACCGATACCGACGATGCGACGATCGCAGCACTGACCGGCGCGGCGCTGGCGCAGGCGGAAAGCTACGTCGGCGAGCTGCTGATCGAGCGGAACTGCGCCGAGACCCTTGATGCGAGCGCGCGCTGGGCCCGGCTGGGCGCGGTGCCCGTCGCGTCGATCACCGACGTGCGGCGCGCGAGCGACAATGCGCTTCTGGCCGCGATTGACTATGAGATCGACATCGCAAGCGACGGCACCGGAAAGGTGCGCCTGCTCACAACGACGCCGCAGCGGGTGCGGATCGCATATCGCGCGGGCCGTTTCGCGAACTGGGGCGCGATCGCAGAGCCGGTACGGCTCGGCATCGTCCGCCTTGTCGCGCACTGGTACGCCGGGCGCGATGCGACAGAGGCCGAAGCCTTGCCGCGCTTCGTCGCCGAACACTGGCGCGCCGCGCGCCGCCTGGTGCTCGCATGAGCGCGGGCGAAGCGGTGCGCGCCGCAATCAGCAACGCATTGCGCGCGCGGCCGGAGTTCGTGGGCGTCGACGGGCTCGTCCGCGACACCTCGCCGAACAACCTGCCGCAGGCGAAGGTCGAGGTCGCAGGCGCGACCGACTGGTCGGCGAAGGCGTGCAAAGGCCGCGAGATCCGCACGCTCACGACGATCCGCGTATCCCGCGGCCAGGAGATGCGGCTGCCGATGATGATCGTGGCCGCTGAGGACGCGGGCACGACGCTTCAGGGCGCGCTCGGCGACTGGCAGGTCGGCTCGGCCGTGCTCAGCGCGAGCCGCAGCGGACCGCTGCCCGACGGAACCCGACGCGCCGTGGTCGAACACCGCGTCCGGGTGATGGCGCATTAGGAGAACGAACATGCCAATCGAAAAAGGATCGGCCTTCCTGTTGAAGGCCGGGAACGGCGGCGTGCCTGTCGTTTACGCGACCGTCGCGGGGCTGAGGACCACGCAGCTCAGCATCAACGGCGAAAGCGTGGTTGTGACCAACAAGGGCTCGGGCGGGTGGCGCGAGCTGTTGTCGGGCGCGGGCGTGCGGTCGGTGAGTGTCGCAGGGGCAGGGGTCTTTACCGGCTCGGCCGCTGAGGCACGGTTGAAGGCGCGCGCGCTCGACGGCGCGCTCGACGATTACGAGCTGAGCTTCGAGAGCGGCGAGCGGCTGCAGGGCCGGTTCCTGGTCGCGCGCCTCGACTATTCAGGCGACTTCAACGGCGAGCGTTCCTACGCCGTCAGCCTCGAAAGCTCGGGGCCGGTGGTGTCGCTGTGAGCGCAAACACGGCCCGCGGCGAGGCGGCGATTCGCGTCGGCGGGGCGGCGCTTGTGTTACGACCGACCTTCACTGCGCTGGTCGCCGCGGAAGACGAGCTGGGGCCGCTGTTCGCGCTGGTCGAGCGGGCAGCGGACGCAAAGCTTTCGCTGACCGAGATGGTGGCGCTGTTCTGGCATTGCCTGGCAGAGCGACCCGAAGGGCTGACGCGCGAGGCACTCGGTGAGGCGGTGATCGCGCGTGGACTGGCCGAGGCGACCCCGGTGCTGCGCGTGCTGCTCGGGCAGGTGCTGGGTGGGCGATAGTTTTGCCAAGACGGCGGTCCGGCTGGCCGGCATGACGGGTGTGCTGCTGGGGTGGCGGCCCGACGACTTCTGGCGCGCGACCCCCGCCGAACTTGCGAGCGTGCTCGCGGCAATGAGCCCGCCGGGGGGCGCGCCGCCGGACCCTGACGATATGAAACGATTGAGGGAGCAATTTCCCGATGGATGATTTCGACGAACGCGTCGTGTCGGTGCGCGCCGACACGAGCGCCTTCGCCCGCGACGTAGCGGCGATGCGCGCGGAACTGGAAGGACCGCTTGCGGCCGGTGCTGACCGTGCCGGGCAGGCGATCGAGCGCGCTTTGCTGCGCAGCATACGGACCGGCAAACTCGGCTTCGACGACCTGAAGTCGGTTGCGCTCGCCGTTCTCTCGGAGATCGCGGCAAACGCGGTCAAAGTCGGGCTCGGGACGATATTCGACGGGCGCAATATGGGTGGCGGCGGGTTGCTCGGCCTTGCGACAGGCGCGCTGGGCGGCCTGCTCGGACTGCCCGGACGAGCCACGGGCGGCCCGGTCGCGCCGGGACGCGCCTATGTCGTCGGCGAGCGTGGGCCCGAGGTGTTCGTGCCGACATCGAGCGGCAGCGTCATGACGTCATCCGCGTTGCCGCGCGAGGTCCGCGTGGCGCTCACGATCAACGCACCTGCCGACACCTCGCCCGAGCTCCTCCGCCGTTCGTCGCGTCAGGTCGCGCGCGCAGTGAAAGCGGCTCTGGTCGCCAGTGACTGATTTGAGGAGTCCGAGATGCCCCATTGGCTCGCCACGCCCGCCGCGCAGCAGCGGCAGACCTGGCTTCACCGTTTCAACCCCGCCTATTGGACCGTCGATTTCCCGCGCCCGATGATGGCGGGGGCGACGACCACCGCGACCGGGCTGCGCGTCGACTTGTCCTTCTACCGGAAGGACGATCTTGCGGGCCTCATCTGGTGGTCGGAGGACAAGGTCGACCACCCCTTGCTCGGCTATGAGACGAACCGTGACTACCGGCGCTGCCAGCTGTCGTTCCGCTGGCGGTCGTCGGGCGCCAAACCGCTCGATGCGATCAGCGGTCCGACGTTGACGATTGAAGGGCGCGACGCGGCGGGCGCGCCCAAGAGCTGGTATGTCCGGCTGTGGAATTACGCAGTCGGCACGCCAACCGATGCGGTCGTGACGCTCGACTTCGCGGCGCTGGATGGCGGCTTTGCGCTTCCGGCAGACGCCGATCCCGTCTGGGCGGGCGATATCGACCGCATGTTCGTCAGCCTGGTCCCCGCCGATTATGACGGGACGTCCGCGAATCTGAGTGCGCCTGCCGAGGCATGGGTGACGCTCGACGACGTCCGCTGCGGCGGATCGGGCGCGGTGCTGTCGCTCGGCGATGCGCACATCCCGCCGCATGGGCTCAGCATCGCGACCGGCTATGACGACAGCTACAACGTCACGCCCGAACGGCTGGTGCGCAACATCGTCGCGCTCGGCTATCGCGGGTCGGTCAATCACTATGTCGGGATGAGCCATTACTACCGGCTCGAACCATCAGGGGGCGGGCATTACGTCTCGCTGACCGGTGGCGCGCTGTGCGCGCCGTGCGCGGCCTGGCATGCGGACTGGTGTGCACGGCTGAAGGCGGCGGGGCTCGGGTACATCCCGTCGCTGAGCTACGAAGTGTTCGACGCGAATTGCTGGAACGACTGGAAGCAGCGCGCGGCGGACGGATCGCCTGCGCTGACCGGCTGGGTTCCGCCGTCGACGCTGCTCAGCCCGGCGAACACCGCCGCAGTGGATTACCTGAAGGCGGTCGCGCGGGCGTTCGTCCAGATTGCGGTGACGGCAGGTCATGCGCCTCGCTTCCAGATTGGTGAGCCGTGGTGGTGGGTGACGACCGATCACCGGATATGCCTTTACGACGGGGCCGCGAAGGCGGCGTTTGGCGGAAATCCCGTGGTCATCAACGATGTGCGCGGTACGCTGAATGCTCCGCAGCAAAACCTGCTCGATGCGGCGGGCGTGCTGCTCGCGGCTTCGACGGCGAGCATCTTCGCGGCCGTGCGGGCGGATCATCCGGTGTGCGAGCGCCTGATGCTGATCTACCTGCCGACCATCGCCGATGCGGCCTCGCCCGACGTCAAGCGCGCAAACGTGCCGCTCGGGTGGGCGACCCCGGCGTTCGATGTGCTTCAGCTCGAGGATTACGATTGGGTGACCACGGGCAACCGGGGCGCGTCCAAAGCAGGCCTCACGCTTGCGACCGATCGGCTGGGCTATCCCGAAAGCGGGCAGCACTACTTCAGCGGCTTCGTGCTACGGCCCGAGGATCGCGCGCAGTGGAGCCTGATCGCCGAGGCAGCCCATGCGCGGAAGCGCGCCGTCGCCGAAACGTTCGTCTGGGCGCTGCCGCAGGTGCTGCGTGACGGGTTTACCTATTTCGACATTGGAGACGAGGGCGTGCAGGACTTCGACGACGTGAGCTTCCCGCTCGAAATCGGTCTGGGCGCGAGCGTCGAGCCACAGTTTTCGACCGCGGTCGTGACGACTGCATCGGGTCACGAACAGCGCAACGCCGACTGGGCAAGCGCGCGGATGCGCTATGATGCGGGACCTGGCGTGCGGAGCGAAGCCGATGTGCAGACGCTCGTCGCCTTTTTCCGCGCGCGTCGTGGCTCGGCAAAGGCGTTCCGCTTCCGCGATCCGCTCGACAACAGCTCGAACGGAATGACGGGCATGCCGACGCCGGTGGACCAGCTGCTGGGGCAGGGGGATGGCGTCCGTACCAGCTTTCCGCTCGTGAAGCGTTACGGCACAGGCGACGATGCCGAGGTGCGGACGATCTCGCGGCTCGTGCCGGTGTCTGTGCGCGTCGCGGTGAACGGTGTCGAGGCGACGACAGGCTGGACGCTCGGCCGCAAAGGCGCGGTCGACTTCGCAAGTGCCCCCGCGCCCGGCGCACAGGTCACTGCAGGCTTTAAATATGACGTCCCGGTCCGCTTCGCCGAAGACCGGTTAAACGTCTCGCTGGCTACCTTTGCGGCGGGCGATGTGCCGAGCGTGTCGTTGGTCGAGGTACGGGACTGATGCCCCCGACCACCTGGCACGCGCGTGCCCTCTCAGCCCTCGCCTTTCTCTGGCGGGTCGAGCGGGCGGACGGGGTTGCGATCGGGTTCACGAGTCATGACCGCGACCTCATCCGCGACGGGTTCGTCTATGGCGCCGCGCCCGGGATGGTGCCGTCGGCAATCCGGACGACCGACGGGTTCGATGCGGACGACGTCGAACTCGACGGCGCGCTTTCGTCGGGCGCGTTTACCGAGGACGATCTCCTCAACGGGCGCTGGGACGGGGCGCGGCTGGTGCTGTCGGCAGTCGACTGGCAGGATGCCGGTGCGGAGCCGATCGTGCTGATCCGGGGCACTTTCGGGTCGGTCGCGTTGAAGGATGCGGCGTTTTCGGTCTCCTTGCGCGGCACGGCGAGTGTGTTCGACAGACCCGTGGGTGAGCAGACGTCGCCCTCGTGCCGCGCGACACTCGGTGACCGGCGGTGTCGCATCGATCTTCGCGGGCGGAGCGTGCGCCGGATAGCAAATGTCAGCGGCGCAACGGTATCGCTCGTATCACCCGTCGCCGGCGGCATGTTCGCGTTCGGATCGCTGCTGTGGCTCGACGGGCCGCGCGCGGGGATCGTCGAGCGCGTGCTGGCGAACGACGCCACGCAGGTGACGCTTGCCGAACCGGTAGTGATCGCCGGCAGTCACGCGGTCGAGCTGCGTGAAGGCTGCGACCGGCAACTCGCCACCTGCCGCAGCCGATTTGCCAATGTCGCCAATTTTCGCGGCGAGCCGCATCTGCCGGGCAACGACCTGCTGACCCGCTACGCCTGACCTTCAGGAGCAATACCATGTCCATTCGTGCCACAGCGCGTGCCCGGTCGATGCTGGGCGCGCGCTTCCGCTTGCACGGCCGCAACCGCGCCGACGGTATCGACTGCGTCGGCCTGATCGGCTTTGCGTTCAAGGAAAGCGATCTGCCGACAGGCTATGCCTTGCGCACAGCCGACCCCGACGCCGTCACCGCGCCGCTGCGCGCGTGCCGGTTCCGCAAACGACGCACGATCAAGCCGGGAAGTGTCCTGCTGCTCGAAGCGGGACCGGCACAGCTCCACCTCGGGCTGTGGACGGGGGAAAGCCTGATCCACGCCGATGCGAACCTGCGCCGCGTCGTTGAGACGCCTGGCATGCCGCGCTGGCCCATTCTGTCCATCTGGAGGCGTTGACCGATGGCGACGCTGATTTTGGGGGCCATTGGCGGAGTCGTCGGTGGACGGATCGGTCAGGCGGTCGGGGCCGCGATCGGTTCGGTCGTCGACGGCGCGATCTTTGCACCCGCGCCGCGCCAGGGGCCGCGCCTTACCGATGTCTCCGTCCAGACCTCGAGCTACGGAACGCAGATTCCCAAGGTCTTCGGTCGTGCGCGGGTTGCCGGAACAGTCATATGGGCGACCGACCTCATCGAAACGCGCACCCGTCGATCGAACGGCAAGGGGCGGGGGTCGACCGATATCTACAGCTATTCAGCGTCGTTTGCGGTGCTGCTGTCCGGTCGGCGTATCTCGCAGGTCGGGCGTATCTGGGCTGACGGCAAACTGCTGCGCGGCGAGGCGGGCGACCTCAAGACCGAACTGGCAGCGCTGCGCGTCCACGTCGGTCACGAAGATCAGGTCCCCGACCCCCTGATCGCGGCCGTCGAAGGGGATGACGCACCGGCGTACCGTGGCGCCGCCTATGTCGTCTTCGAGGGGCTGCAACTCGCCGACTATGGCAATCGCATCCCGTCGCTGACCCTTGAGGTGATCGCCGACGCCGCGCCGGTCGGAATTGGTGCTGCGATCTCGGAACTCGCGGGGGTTTCGTCCGAGCTGGGCCCGTCCGTGACCGGCATGGTCGCAAGCGGAACAGACGTCCGAACGCTCGCGGAAACGCTGGCTGAGGCATTTCCGGCGTCGGTCCGGGACGCCGTACCCGCCATCGTCTATGCGACGCCGATCGGATCGGGGGTCGACTCTGAGCGGCTTGGCGCTTCGGTCGCGTCTCCGGCCGCACGCGTGGAGCGCAGGCTCAATCCAGCAGATGCCGTCTCCGCCAGCCTTGTGGTCGGCTATTCAGATCCGGAGCGTGACTATCAGGCGGGAACACAGCGGGCGTTCCGTGCGGGCCCGGGCGGGCGCGAAGCCAGACTTGATCTTCCGCTTGTTCTTGCGTCGGGCGCGGCGGCGGTTCTGGGCGAGTCGGTGGTCGGCCGATGGGCAACCGAACGCGAAACCGCGACAATCTCATTGCCGTGGAGCGAGCTGTCACGAAAGCCGGGCGACGCGATCCGTTTGAACGATCGGGAATGGCGAATCACGGCCCGCGCACTGGAGAGCATGTGCGTTCGGCTCGATCTTGTCCGGCGGTCGCCGAGCGCCGTTCCCCCTCGCGACGCGGAACCGGGAAGGCCGATCAGCGAAGTCGACGCGCCACACGGGCCGACCGTCTTCGACGTCGTCGACCTGCCCCCAATGGATGCGACCGCCGCGACGCGTCCGGCCGTCACGGTATTCGCTTGCGGGACCGGGCGCGGATGGCGGCGCGCGAGTGTCCTTGCAAGCGCGGATCGCGGCGCGAGCTTTTCGGATGCCGGGACGATCGAGATCGCATCGGTGATGGCGACGACGCTCGTGCCGCTGGGCCCTGGGTCGACCGCAATCGTCGACGACGCGAATAGCGTCGACATCCAGACAGTCGACCCGACGGCGGTTCTTTTCGATGCCGACGACGCGATGCTGCTGGCCGGCGCGAACACGGTGCTCCTGGGTGGAGAAGTCATCCAGTTCGGAAGGGCGCAGCCGTTGGGCGGCGGTCGATGGCGGCTTGGCAAGCTGTTGCGCGGGCGGCGCGGGACCGAAGATTCGACAGCTCATGGGGCCGGCTCGACAATGGTCTTGCTGGAGCCCGGAGTCGGGCTGCGTCTCGCCGAGGATCTCTCGGTGCCGGGCGTCGTCACAATGGCTGGCGGAATCGGGGAGCCGCTTCCCTGGACGGCGAAGATCTGTGCCACGGCGGCGCGTGCGGTGATGCCATTGTCGCCAGTGCACCTGCGCGCCGTCTCCGCATCGGACGGCACGACCGAGTTGCTCTGGGTCCGTCGGAGCCGCGAAGGCTGGGCGTGGCGCGACGGCGTTGATGTGCCGCTGGCCGAGGACCGCGAAGTCTATCGGGTGAGCTGGCTTGGAAACGCCATCGACCTTGTGACGCCGCGCTTCGTGTACTCGGCGTCGATGCGCGCGACCGACATCGGAAGCGGCCATGATTCCGTGACCTTCAGCGTCGTGCAGGTCGGAACCTTTGCGCTGTCTCCGCCCGCGACGATTACGCTCTCATTGATCTGAGGAGAACCGAAAATGGCGACGACCGACCGTCTGGGGCTTCCGCTGCTCGCGGTTGCGCAGGCGCAAAAGGAGGTGACTCACAACGAGGCGCTGACGCTGCTCGATGCAGCGGTCCAGCCCGTCGTTGTAGCCGAAACGTCGAGTGTCCCGTCCAACCCCACCGCGGGACAGGCATGGATCGTCGGGCCGGCCGCGGACGGGGCGTGGGCGGGGAGAGCGGGAGCGGTCGCCGCCTGGACGCAGGGTGGCTGGCGATTCGTGGCACCCTTCGAAGGAATGGCCGTGTGGGACCTGGCGCTCGCCATGCCGCGACGTCGCGCGGGTTCCGCGTGGCTGAGTGGGCAAGCGCGCGGAACCACGCTAACGCATGATGGCTACCAGGTCGTCGGCCCGCGCCAGCCGGCCATTGCAGCCCCTTCGGGTGGATCGACCGTCGACGTCGAAGCTCGCGCTACGATTGCAGGCGTCCTCGCTGCGCTGAGGACGCACGGGTTGATCTCGACTTAAATGAACACGAGCGGGAACCTTTCGACCCTCCCGCCGTTTGCCGCGACGGTTCCACCCGGAATGAGGGGGTGCAGGTGCGACATTTCGGCAACATTTCCGCCGATTTCGTGGCTTGCACGCTGGCATTGCATTGGGTAGGGCACCAAACGCTGTCCCAGTGACAAACGGAAAGGGGATTCTCATGCGGAAGCTAGCCATCGTAATGGCGCTTGCCTCCACCGCGGTCGCGAGCCCGTCGCTCGCCCGTGACAAAGCTTGGTATATCGGTCTGGAGGGTGGCGCAGCCATCGTCGAGGACATCAGCTTCACCATTGCTGGTGTGCCGAATCAGGCGACTGCCAAGTCGAAGAAGGCATATGATGTCGATGGCATCATCGGCTATGACTTCGGCGCGTTCCGCCTCGAAGCAGAGGTCGGCTACAAGGAAGCGCGTGCCGATCGCTACACGAGCTCGGTGTCAACGTTCCGTCGCGCTGGCGTGGCGGCAGCCCCGGCCGGTTCGGGAGCCTATACGGGCAAGACGTCGGCGCTCAGCTTCATGCTGAACGGTTTGCTCGACTTCGGCGAGGACGATGGCCTTCAGGGCTTCGTTGGCGGCGGCGTCGGTGTCGCCCGCGTGAAGTACTCGAACTGGTCGATCAACACCGGTGCGGGCAATTTCATGAACGACTCGGATACCGGGTTTGCCTATCAGGCGATCGCGGGTGTCCGTGCACCGCTCGGCCCGAACGTTGACGTCGGCCTCAAGTACCGGTTCTTCAACGTCGATGGCATCGACACGATTGACGGTTCGTCGCGCGCGAATCGCAGCCGGTTCCGGTCGCACTCGATCCTCGGCAGCCTGATCTACAACTTCGGCGAGCCGCCGGCCCCGCCGCCTCCGCCTCCGCC